GAGCGCATCCTCGATCGCGTCCTGCACCTCGCTGCACTTCAGGCGGATCTCCGTCTCGGGCTTGTCCAGCTCGAAGCCGATCACCGTCTGCTTGATGCCGAAATACTTCAGCAGGTCGATCAGCACGGTCTTGCCATCCGCATCGAGCACCGCGCCCTTGATCGCGCCGATGCGATGGAACTCGTGCGTGGCGTCCAGTTGGCGCCGGAGCTTGGCGAGGCGTCGATTCACGACCGTCTGCAGCGCCTCCAGCTCGCTTTCGGAGCCGAACGCACGCAGGTTCTGCACCTCGTCCGCCGCGATGTAGCCGCGCTGCGGCAGGTGGACCGTGTTGAACGGGATCATGCTGCGCTTGCTGCCACCGACCACCGGAGCGGGCGATCCGCGCTGGCCGGCCGGCACGAGCGCGAGCGTATCGCCATCGCGCTCGATCTGGACCGTCGTCGTCGTGATGCCGTCCTCCTCGAACAGCCCGAGCGTGCCGACCCGGCCCGGCACGGCCGGCTGATCGTTGATTGCCGCCGTGAGCGACGAGAGCGAGAAAGCGTCGTCTTGAAACAGGGCGATGTCCGCCATACAACCTCCAACCTGAAAAGGGAAAAGAAAAAGGCCACGCGATGCGTGGCCTTCGTAGGTCTGTCTTGCTGCGCGATCAGCGGACGATCACGTGGCGATCCGCGAGATCGGTGCGCCCCGCCGCGTCCAGGCCCGTCAGCAGGCCGCCCACGACTTCGGCGAGCCGGACAATGCCGGTCGCCGGCCGCGACTCCTCGGACGCCGCCAGCGGCGCGTAGAGCAACGCGCCCGCGACTTCCGAGCCGTCCTCGGCCTTGTTGTCGTACGGGGCGTATTCGCCCGTGTTCGTCACGCCGAGCACCTGACCGGCGGGCAGCGCCGGCCCGGCCTTGACGACGATCTGCTCGCGGGAGATCTGGCCGTTGCCTTCCGACACCAGAAACTCGGCCGGGAGAATCCCTTGTTCCTTCACAATCGACATGGTTTGCCCCTCCTCATGGGACGTCAAAGTTACTTTCCGCCGCTGCGGCGGGCTGCGTAGATGGATGCTGCACGCGGCGCGTTCGCGGCGACTACCGGCTCGCTCGGGCTACTCGGCGTCTGCCTGGGATTGATATGCGCCTGCGAAGCCGTCACGCGCTCATAGAGCCGCGCGCGCACCTGATCCGGGCTCAGGCCATCCGACACGAATCCGGCCGTTAGCTCGGTCAGGTTCGCCGCCAGACAGATGCCTGCGATGTCCTGGGCGGTGCGAATCGCCGCATCCACCGTTGCGCGATCCCGCAGGCCCGTCGCGAGCACGATGCCCTCGGCGCAGTGTTCAATCCGCGCGTCGCGGCACGATGCGTACACATGCGACGCAAGCGCCGCGACATTCGGCGGCTGCGGCGGCGCAGGCGGATCCTGCGGGGCCGGATCCTGCGAGGGCGGCGGATCGACAGGATCCACGGGCGGATCAGCAGGCGGATTCGGGGGCGTCTCGGGTTCGCCGTCTACCAGGGCACGAACCTGCTCGGGCATCGCCGCAAACCGCGCGACGAGCGGCTGGGCGCCTGCGTATGCCGCGATCCGAATCGGCTCTTCGATCGTGTCGCAGAATCCCAGCTCGACGGCTTGCGCGGCGGTCAGCCAGGTCTCGGCGTCCATCAGCTCGCGCACCGTGTCCTCGGTCTGCCCGCTGCGCTCGGCGTACGCCGTGAGCATGTTGGCGCTCGTGCTGCCGAGCAGATCCGCGAGCCGGCGCAATTCACCCTCGTCACCCGCCGCGAGCGTATGCGGGTTATGGATCATCAGCATCGCGTTGGACGGCATGACGATCTGGCTGCACCCCATCAACACCAGCGATGCGGCCGAGGCCGCGATGCCGTCGATGCGCCCCGTCGTCTTGCCTGGGTAGCGGCGCAACAGGTTGTAGATCGTGAAGGCGTCGAACACGTCGCCGCCCATCGAGTTGACCGCAACGACGATCGATGCCGCCGTCGGGCCGACCTCGTCGAGCCGCGCCGCGAACTGCTCGGCGTCCGTGCCCCAGAAACCGATGTCGCCATAGATCCGGATCTCGACGTCGTTGCCGCCGGCCGCGTTCGCCTGCGCGCGGATGTCCCACCACTTCTTTTTGCCTTTCATTCGTCATCCCCATTCGAATTGCTGCCCGTGTCCTCGACCGGCACCAGCGTGTCGTAACGCAGCCCGAGCCGCTGCTCGCGCGCAAGGTCCGCCGCGTTCTCGTTGTCCACCTGCTCCGGATCGTCGCCTCGCGCGAGCACGGCGCCTGACCGGCTCGCCAAGCCTGAGCGGATCTCCATGCGCTTGGCCGTGACGTCCTGCACCGGATGGATGTATGGCCATCCTTGCGGCACCCACCGCACCCGGAAGTAGTCCCGGCGCCTGCGGTAGTAGTCCGGCATCGACATGGCCCCCGACAGCGCGCACGCGTCGACCCACCAGCGCCAGACCGGACGGCAGAACTGGTGGATGAAGACGTTCCACTGGATCTGCTCGACTGCCCGCCGGAATTCGTTCAGGATCACGCGCAGCACCCGATCGCTGACGTCGCGCAAATCGCCCGTCAGCACCTCATAGGGCATGCCGACCGAAGCCGCAGCCGCCATCAATTGCTGCCGCATGAACGGCGCGTAGTCGGTGCCGGCCCCCGGCGGCGATGCAAATCGCACGTCCTCGCCCGGCGCCAGTTCCTGCATGCCCCCAGGTTCGAGCGAAACCACCGGCGAGAAACCGTCCGCGTCGTAATCGACGGCGGCGCCGGTAATCGGATCGCCGATCAAGCCCGGCTCCGAATGCGGCTTGACGATGAAGCCGGCAAACAGGTTGCTAACCTCTTGCCGGAACAGCACGGCATCGTCGAAGTTGTCGAGCGAGCGCAACCGCAGCAGCACCGTCGACAGCTCGGGCACGCCGCGTACCTGTCCCGGCCGCAGCGCCTGGAACACATGCGCGATTTGGTCGGCAGGCACGCGAACGGTCTGCATGCTTGGGAAAGAGGCCCGCCCGTATTCGCCGGGATGCCGCCGGTACAGGTGATAGGCGACACGCCGGCCGTCGTGATCGAATTCGATGCCGTTGATGATCTCCCCGCCGGCGACGATCTCGTTCTTGTCCATCGGCAGCATGTCGCCTTCCAGTACCTGGATCTGCATCGGGACAGCCAGCCCATCTCGCAGGTTTCGCATTCGCCGGAGCACCAGCACCTCGCCGTCGCTGAAGAACGAGCGCGCAGCGAGGCTCTGCACGCCCGCCAGATCGTATCGACCATCGGCATCGATCTCCTCCCCGCTGTCCTCCCAAAGTTGCTTTTGCTCCTTGCGGATCGCGTCGATCGGGTGTTGCGGGTGCGCTTGGATGCCCGCGCCGATCGTGTTCGACACCAGCCGGCCGATGGCTGTCTTCGCCCAGGGATCGTTACGGATCGCATCCCGTGCACGCGCTCGCATCAACGGCAGGTTCTGCACCGCCGCCGCGTTCGGCCCCGCGCCCGACACGCGCCACGCTTTCGCACGGGCGCCGACCGTGCTGGCCGATTCGTACGCCGCCGCCTTCACGCGAGTCGGAACGACAAACCCGCGCTGCGCGAGCGAGGGGTAAGCACGGCTCATCGCACCCCCTTGCCTGCATGCCGCAGGCGAAACATGCGGGGCCGGCCTGCCGCCCCGTCGAGTGCGCGAACGATCTCGGTTTGCGCGTCGCGCAGCTCGCTGATCGAGCGGTAACGCACGCGCCTGTCGGCGTACTGCACCTCCAGCTCGCCCTTGGCAATTGCCGACTGGACGCGCTCCAGATCCTGCCTCGTGTATGCCATGCTCTACCTCCTAGCGCCGCCCGAGATAGCTCGACCGGCCCATGCGACGCCCCTGAATGCGCGAAACCCCGCTCGGTGGCGGGGTTTCGGCTGGTTTGATTTGCTGCGGCACCGGCTGAGTAGGCGCCGGCTCCGTAGTCTCGGGCGGCACCAACTCGGCCGGCGGATCCGGCACTTCCTCGATCGGCAACGCGGACGGCAGCGCTTCCAGAATCGGCACCGCCTCGAACAACGATGACTGCGAGATGCGGACCTGCTCCACGCTCCAGTGCGCCTCCGTCATCAAGTGCGTTTTCACGCTGCGGGCCGCGTGCAGCGCGTAGACCTCGCAGTCCAGTGCCTCGTTGCGGGCGCCGGCCTTCTTCTGCCAGAGCCGCTTTGAACCGATGCGCCCTGGCACCTTCACCTCGGCCGTGACTTGCGACAGGTAATCGGAACGCACCCCGACGTACCAGTGCATGCGCCCCGGCCCCTCGCCATCCAGCTTGAAACGATTCTCGAGAATCAGGTCTTTCGCCTTGCTCACGCCCACCATGAACGGGCGCAAGCCATACTTCGCCGCCTTGCTGTTGTTCCGCGTCGAGTCGACCGACTGCTTGGGTACGCTGAAAACCTCCGCGTTCGCATCGGTGCTGCCCTTGATCGCCATGACGTTCAGGCCGGCTCGCCGCGCGGCTCGCACGTACTTGTAGACGGCGTCCGACGTCGAGCCGTCCGACGAGTCGATCGACATCGCCCGGATCCTGAGCACACCGCCCGTTTCATGGCGATACCCGCTCATCAGCATCTCGGTCAGAGCGCCCCATACCCCGCCTTCGAGCGGATTCTCGTCTTGATGCAGCACGTTGCCATGAATCTCGTCCCACACGACCAGCCAGCTTTCCTCGCCCCGCCCCCATGCGCGCAGAACGAGCGCGATCCGATCGTGTTGCACGTCGACACCAAGCGTCAGCAGCAGGCCGCCGGCCGGCACCGTGAATGCCGCATAGGGCATCGCGCGCTCGGCCAGTTCATCCAGCTCGGGCAAGTCGCTCTTGTACTTGTAGGGCCGCCCTTGTGAGTTGTTCACGAAGGCCCGCATTTTCGTGTCGTCGCCCGCGAGCAGCGCCTTTTCGGCCGTCAGCCACTTCTTGACCAGTTCCGGCATACGCGAGCCGGGGAACGGCGACACAAGCTCGTTGAGCCGAAAGCCTGCGACGCCGAAAAATGGTGCTGTCGCAACCCAGCGCCCCTTGCGCACCGCGCGGATCCGCGCAGCGTCATCCCATAACGATCCGCAGTGCGGACAGACGTAGCGGGCCGAGTCGGGCCGCGCCCGCCCGAACACTTCGTGCGCCACCTCCGCGTCGTCGCTCCACGTGACGTTTTCCCATGCCAGCTCGTGCTCTTCGCCGCAGTCCGGGCACGGCACCAGATACACACGCTGGTCCGATCCGCTATACGCCTGCTGGATGCGCGAGAAGCCGTCGACCGTCGGCGTGCCGCCGAAGATCACCTTGCGCCGGCTGTCCGAATAGCTCTTGTTGCGCTCCTCCAGCAACGTGATCGAGTCGCCCTGCTCGCGCACGTTCGCGTTCGCGTCGTCAGGCTCCTCCACCGCGACGACCGGGGCCGGCGTCGACTTCACGTCGTCCGGTGCGTTCGACGTGATGAATTTCAGGAAGCCGCGCGGAAAAGTCTTGTGGTCCCAGAGGTTGTTCTTGTCGCGGGCCGCGTGGACAGGCAACTTTGCCGACAGCCGGGGCGTCACCTCGATCATCGGCTCGAACTTCTCCAGGTTGAATTTCTTGGCCGACTTCTCCTTCGCGAACATGAT